ACCAGACGTGGAAGTTTACAGATAGCAAATCTGTTTTCATGAAAACTTTTAAGCATATCCTGCTGAAAGTCCCACATACGGAATGGCATAAGACCATGATCAACGTTGATAATACGCATGTATGTGATAGCAAAGTAAACAGGATCAAGCGCACACTTGGCAAACTCATCTTTTTCAGCTTGCGTGTATCCGTGAAGATAGTCTTCTTTAGGTAAGTTTGGGTTGTTATTGTAACCTTTACTCACTTGTCTTCTGCTCTTCCTTAATCTTCTTCAACAGATCGGTAGGTGATCCAACAAACACAGCTTTCTCAACTGTCACGTTGGTCTGTTCTCCTTTGTCTTCTTTTGAAGATCATATAGGTCTTTCGTCGTATCAGCTACGGTACGCATCATGGTAGCAAGTACCTCATACGCGCGAGGGCTTTCTGACTCTTTTGCAAGATCAGTTAGACTTTCCATTGCTTGATTGCCTTTTTGGATCAGGTCACGAAAAGTTCTGCGAGACAGATTGTAGTCAGCTTTGATATCATCATCTTCATGTGGAGTATTGATGATTTCATTAGACTCTTTCTTTGGCGGTATAATCTCTATTTCATTACCAATACCAAGAGATTTGGAAATTATATCACTGGATTTTTCACTCATTAGTTATTACCTATCTTGGCCAGTCCAAACTGTGCCATGCCATTGAATATGTAGATTGCCTGCAGGAATTGAAGTATTTCTGTAATGAAGTTTATTTGTTGATTTTCTGTAATCAAGATTAGCAGACTGTGTACTGTTTCTGCTTCTGACATATGTGTGCTGAGTATTGTAATTTAAACTATCATCAGATGCAGTGTAAAAGATTTCACCAACTTCATTGAATTTTTGGCTGTTATCAATGAAAGCATGATATGATATTTTGGCTCCTCTAAAGTTCGTATATCCTAAAACATCAGGATCAAACCATGCTTGTGGATTTGGTATATATGTAATAGAAACTGCAACGGAATCACCTTGTGTATATGAGATAGGACCATTGTTAAGTACAAGAACCCATTCTGTATTCGAATATGATGTAACGGAACCAGGAGATATGTCACCATCTACATTGATTAGAAATGATGAGTCTTCAACGTCTCCATTATAGAGGGGCATGAAAACTGCATCATTCTGCGTATTTCTTGGAACATATACTTGATTTCCTAATTCACTTCTAGACGTTACTGTGTTTACACTGGCTGAACTTGAAGATGGAAGTGTGACCCTAGTGGCTCCGGAAACTGTAACCATTGTATACGTATTTGAAGTTTGTGGGCTAACCCATGTGTTAGAAATGCTTTTATTGATGTTCGTGACTTGTGTATACAATTCCGTAAAATTGTTATTAGTCTTTGTCATGGCAAGTTTTAATGTATCACCAGTGCCGTCGTTAGCTACTACGCCTGTAAAAATGTTTTCTCTAGACATGTTATTCCTTGTCCACTGTTATTGTAGTTGAATCTGTTGTTACCGTTGTTGAATCAACAGTGAATGTTTCTGCTGGCATATTTGTACCGAATTCAGTATCAGGCCATTCAGTTATTGTTGTTGTATATCCAAAATCATCATCTGGTTGTGCGTTTATAGGATCAGGTTCAATCTTAATTTCCACAAGCTTGAGAGGTGAAATGTCAAAGCTTTGTATTGTACATACAGCATTTGTCGTTGCTGCTCTAATTGTGTTATTCACTTTAAACTGACCTTGTGCACCGCCTAAAACAAGTTTGAGACTGTCTTTATTCCATTCCAAAACAAAACCATATGCTGTTGCTGTATTGTAGTTATCACCTTGATAAACGATATCATCTATTTTGAAGTTTCCGTTTGCTGGTGGAACAGATGTGTTCAATCTAATTATGTTACCAGCTTTAAGTGTTTGATCATTATAGATATTGGCAAGAACCTTACGAATAATCTTAGGTGTCTGAACAGGTCCATAATAGTTTGCTTTCATGGTAAACGAAAGAGTCCATGACACATATCTTACAGCATCGAAGTTTCCTTCATGCTCAATAACGTTTGACACGCTGTTTAGAATGATTGGAACATCTTTGAGAAACCCTAAAGCAGGAATTGCATCAATAGTTACAGTGTAATCAGGATTGAAGTATGGAATAATCTGCTCTATAATATGTGTTCCATCATCAATGTTTCTGGCATACACTTGCAAATCAAAGTTAAGATCATAAGGCACACTCATATACTGAGTTGCGCCGCGCGTTGATGTATTAGCTGCTACACCTGATCTAAGAAGTGAGTTCTGCTTTCTTGCAGCATCATATGTAAATCCAGTAATCTCAAAAGACATACGTGGCAAAAGAACTTGAATTGGTCTTTCCAAATCTGGATCTGCTCTTAAACGAGCATAATACTTTTCTTTAGGAGCATATGTGATAGGTACTTTGATTCGTTCAATCTCAACGCCTGTGTTCTTATTAACACGCTTTAGCATGATATTGTTGAACATGTTACCGAATAGAATAACATACTTACGTGTTAGTTGATGATAGAAATATGCATTCGATAACATCAAGGAACTCCAAACGGATTGATTTCAGACAAGTCAATAAACGAATTTGCTTCTGACTGAATGATGCGATTATCAGAATCATCATACTTGATAACATCGGCCAAATCATCCACAGTTGCAACTGTGTAAGAAGCACCAGATTCAGAACCTATTAGCTGACCACCTGCACTGAATGAACCATTAATGTTAACAAGATCAAGTTTTGTATTGGCAATGTCCCAGAAAGCAACTTTAGCTGTCACAACTGGATTATTGACACTTTCACCTTGATAGACGATTTCATTCTTATAGTAATTTCCAACTCCAGTGCTTAGTTGAAGTTCAATGGAATAAGAAGCAACGTTTTCAATGTCATCAATTTCATTTGTTCCTGTTTCAAGGTCTTCATGACTAGAACGGAATACTTCACATCTAATTTCGTACATATATGGCGCTCTCTTACCTAGAGAGAAGAACATCAATTCCTCTTCAACGAACTTGATTTCGAAGATTTTACCTAGAAGAGGAACAAAGATTAGATCGCCTTCACGTGGGCGAATAGCAATCTCTGATGGAACATACTTTTCAAAAGCTCTGCGAGAAACAACAAAGTTTGATGTATCACGAATCTCTAGACCAAACTTAGAGAAGAAGTCACCATCTCCTTCATATCCTTCAACGTTAGCTAGATACATTTCAAGATTGTATGCGCGAGTAAACTTAGAGTTTACGCTTTCACCAAGAACATCATCGGTTGCGTCATATACTTCGCGTGGCATATACTTAACATCATGCCCCATAATCTGAATGGACTCAACAATCAAGTCCTCAAGAAGCATATGCTCATTGATGACTGATGGAGAAAAGTTATTGAAGTATACTGACGTTGCCATAACTTATCCTAAAATAAACATTGGTGGTTCTTCATATGTGTCTCTGATAAGCTGTTCAACTTCAGTAATCTCGGCCACAGCTTCATCGTAGATTTGTTGACCGTTCATAGTCACACCACCAGGCAATTGCATTCCAGCAAACTTCTTCATGTTACTGCCCCAAATCTTCTTGATGTGAGCAGTAGTTAGACGCTTAAGCATACGATCATTCCAAACGTCAGCATATGCAGACGGGTCTACAATAATGAAACCTTCAATGATAAGCCACTCACCTGGTTGAGCATTTGCCCAGTTCATATCCAGATGGAGTTTATCTGTATGTCTATTGAAACGAATAGGTGCTTCACCAGAAAACATCATATCCAGAGTGCGGATATGCTGCATTGTCAAAACGTAGTTTACATAGGATGTGCTTGTAAAATCGTATAATTCATGAAGACGCAACTGGTATCTCAAGTCAAACATGTTGACTGTTGCGTTTGTAGTGGATAGAGGAAAAATACGTGTAACACCAATGATATTTTCTGTGATAGGAATATAACCGTTAGTAATGTTTTCTGCTGTCAACTCATGCTTTAGATACCAACGTTCCACACCGTCAAAATGAAAGTCTTGAAAATATTGGAGAGCAGAATCCACACAATCATCTACCTGATCATCATCAACATTGATATTGATCACAGGATGGCCTAACTGTCTTAGGCACCACTCTTTGTGCTGTTCTCTGTTTGTTGGAATTGACATGAAATACCCTCTTTATAGAGTATTTATATTACTCTATTAGTCCTTAGTGGCAATAATCGCGTCAACATATTGAACGGCAATATTTAGAGGTGTTGAACCTGCAAATGCGTGTGCGTGTGGAAAAGTGCCGAATGGGTGATCGTGAGGTTGACTTCCACCTTCACCACCGATTTGCGTTCCCTGTGCCGTGCTAGGTCCGCCCGTATATGCAGGTCTGGCAGAGAGACCGCCGTTATGGGTACTAAATCCACCTGTCGTATTTGTCTGTGCTTGGTTTTGATTAGAATAAGATGCCATAAATGGGTGACCGTGTAAAGGAATTTGAGATGTTGCAAGTGTAGTACCACCTACAACACCAGTAACAGTTCTTTCGTCTGTTCCACCACTAATGGCAATAGTATGATTTATGAAAGCAGATGTGAATGCTACAGAACCACCTGATCCTACAGCACCTGAAGTAACACGGAGTGCTTTATTGTCATGTGCACCAGATTTAGTCCACCCTACTGGCGCTGTCGTTTGTACAAACAACATAACAGTGCCAGC